ACATCTATATTCTACCGATGGTGGTGATAATCAGGATATAGAGGTACAGGGATTAACAAGTGACGGAACTCTATTAGTCCAGACACAAACACTTACTAATACAACAGTTGTTGCGTTAGATACGCCATTGTGGAGAGTATTTAGATTAAGGAACATGGGGACTACGAATAATGCAGGAGTTGTCCACGCATCAGTATCAGATAAGGCTACAAGCTATGCACAGATAGGGATAGGTAACAATCAAACACTAATGGCTTTATATACAATTCCGTTAGGTAAGACGGGTTATTTACTACAAGGGACGAACTCACTTATAGGAACAAATAGAACATACTCAGTATCTGGAAAGATGGCTATGCGGCAGTACGGTGGGGTATTCCAATTAAAGAAAACGTTTGGACTTTCAGGTGATGGTTCAAGCTTCATGGTAATGCCATTCCCACTACCTGCAAAGATGCCAGCCAAAACAGATATAAGAGTTAGTGCTATAAGCAGTGCAACTGGTGGGATAAATACAACCTTTGAGATATTGCTAGTGGATGATTGAGCTGCAAACTTGACGGAATTATGACTTCATAGTATCTTCTTAGTATAGGTCTGCTATAACCGCAGACTGAGCAATCCTTATAAGTTTAAGGAAATGTCAGGAAGGGGGTGAAATAATATGGCGGATTTTCTAGGTACAGATAAAAAAGACGAACAAGAAGAAGAGGTTCAAGATGAAAGCACATTCAAAGTAGGTGATAAAACCTATTCACAAGAGGAACTAGGTAAGCTAGTAGAACTTGGTAACTTTGCACAAGAAGTAGAGACGAAGCAAAATACTAAGCTAGACAAGCTATATCCAGAGTTCACACGTAAGTCACAAAGACTGAAAGAGGTTGAAGCTGAGATGGCAGAGATGAAGAAAGCTCAAGAGGCACAACCACAACAACAGGGTGACTTAACACATGAGCAGATATCTGAAGCAAGAAAGGCTGGTCAGAAGATAGGATTCGTAACAGACGATACTATGGATGATAAGTTCGATAAGAGATTTAGAGAACGTTATCTACAAGAGAGATCAGCAGAGAAGTTGCTAGATAAATGTGATAGTCTCGCAGGTGATATAGACGGTAAGGATGGTAGGCCAGCGTTCAAGACTGAAGACGTACTCTCACATATGCAGGAGACAGGGTTCAAAGACCCAGAGAAAGCATATAAGGATAAGTACGAACCACAGCTAGATCAGTGGAAAGCTAGTCAGATGTCAAAGGCTAAGAAGCCCGGAATGACAACACTAGAAGGGTCATCAGCTGGTAGTAAACAACCTAGCCCGATTAAGGTCACAGCGGACAACCTCGATGAGATGACGAAAGCAGCTCTACGAGGAGAGTAATGACGTTAGAAATTATATTTAAGCTAATTGAAAGGAGGTGAAATAATAACATGGCAATTCAACTTTCAGACGTAAGTAACGCCTTGCAAAAGGTAATTATGCCTTTTATACAAGACAACTTCAACAAACAGACAATTTTACTTGATCAAGTCAAAAGAAACAGCGGAGTAACATTCATGAACGATAAGTTCTATGCTCCAGTACGTTCTTCACGACATGGTGGAATAACAAACCTAGCTGACGATGGAAACACTCTAAAGTCAAGCAAGGCATCAATCGGTCAAGCATACGTAGATGTAAAAATCCTCACTGGTACATTCGATATTTCGAAGCTGACCATGGATGCAACCAAAACCTCTAAAGGTGCAGTGGAAAACCAACTGACCTTTCAGGCCAGAACGTTGTCATCAGATTTTGCAAAGGATGTAAATAGACAGTTGTTCTCAGACGGTGTTGGTGTTATAGGACAGGTAGGTGGATCAGTCGGAGCAGGTACTATTGGGCTAACAGCCCCAGATAGTAACCTAGATGACGGTCGATCAGTGGACTGGTATGGTTCCGTTAATGGAGACATAGCAGAAGGTGAATACATTGTCGCAGATATAGCTCTTGGAATCGGTACAGCCGGTGCAGATGTTGGTACGGTAACTTCCGTATCAGGCACTACAGTGGTCGTAACTGGTAATCCAGCTATTGTGGCAAATGACACACTATACAGGCTAGACGGAAGTGAAGAAGGTGCAGGTACTTCGGAAATCGTAGGACTTAGAAAAGCACTTTCCTCTTCAACCGGAACAGCTACATACGCCAATCTCGCAAGAAGCACTACTGGATGGACACCTCAACTTGGTACAGTTAGTGAAGCTCTTACACTTTCAAAGATGGAAGATAAATACTTAGGCGCAAAGAAATATGCACAACTGAGCGATCGTTATGCAATCTTTGTAAACAAGACACTTTATAAGAAATATGGAGACATATTGACATCAATGAGAAGGACAGTTAATGAAACCGATTTACTCGGTGGATGGACTGGTTTAGAGTTCGCAGCTGGAGCAGGTCAAGTCGGAGTCTTCCTAGACTACGATGTACCAGATGGTGAAGTAATGATAGTCAACCTTGACTCTCTTACTTTAGCACAGGTATCAGACATGCAGTGGCTAGATGATCCTAATTCTGGCGCTCTAATTAGAAAAAGAGATGCAATAACCTATCAGGCAACAATGGCATGGTTCGTAAACATGATTTGTTTAGCTCCTGCAGCCAATGGTAGATTGACTCAGAAGACGGGATAAAGGTTTTTGGTTGTGGTTTTACACCTAATACTAGTTAAAAAAACTGCAACATAGGGTAGAATGGAATAAGCGGAGTTCAATTCTTCGCCTACCTAGACAATATGGCAAACTTAACTAAGGATCAAAAGAGAGACCATAGAAAGTTCTTTAAGGAGAAGGGCGATATTGGCTTTTCACCTAAAAGGAATAAGACGGTAGTAGACGGTACTATAAAGAAGTATGAGGCTATGCGTAAGCAAAGAAGTAAGCAGTACGGTGAACAAGTACGTGATAGAGCTGATGCAGTCGCTACATACTTAAAGCACTTAGCTTATGGCAAATCTACTACAGTAGAGAAATACTTTGGAAGAAAAGAATTAGCAAGATTACAAGGGAAGAAGATACTCGCCACGATTAAGAACCAACACACACGACTAAGAGAAATACAATAGGGCAACGAAGCCATAGTGAGTAACTGCCTTAACAAGCAGATGATTAGAATATTATAACCAGAGAGGTGGTGAATTAAACATGCCAGGATTAAAGAAACACGAACCTAGTTTTAGGTTCAATTCAAACAAGGTAACTTTAGACGAGATAAACAAGAGAGAACAATATATCGTAAGTGACCCAGGATATTCATCTTCATACATAGGGACAGCCGCAGGTGGTACATCAACACAGGCAAAAGCTTTAGTGCTTATAAATGCAGCGATGGATTATCCACGAAACGTACTATATTCATGTGTGGGTACAGCTGATATTGGAGGTACTTGGACAATTAACGGTACAGACCAGTTCGGAGTATCCGTAACAGAAACCGTAGGAAGTGGAACAGCCGCAGCGGGTACACCAGCGTTCGGTATTGCAGGTACTCAGATATTTGACACAGTTACTAGTGGTACATTCACAGTAGCAGGTGTCGGAGCGGGTTCAGCCGCAATTGGACAGTGTATTGGTACAGGAGCAACAGATAAGTGTTGGTTCGGACTACCAGGAAAATTGGGTGCTTTAGCAGATGTGAAAACCATTACATGGACAGACGAAGACGCACAAACCACACTTAGTGGTGGTACTCTAGCAACAGCTGTTCATATCAACACGACAACACACGCTTTCGGTGGAACCGAAACAGTTGAAGGTACACAAACATACGTAGTGTCGTTCTTATCTACTTACAACAGTGAGTATGATGATAATGTAGTCTAAAGTTTGACAAGATTAGATACATTATGTTATAGTGTCGGGTGAAGAGTATAATTAGCTTTTCACCCACACTATGAAACCATTACAAGGTTTTTTCTTCAGAGACTTCCATAATACCTACATGCCAGAGATACTAAAAGAACTATATCGAGACAAGGTATATGACAAATATCTAGCGGATAAATCAGACTTAACAATACTTGATATCGGAGCTAATATCGGGTTATGCACATACTACTTCTCACCATTCGCTAAACAAGTTATATCCATAGAACCAGCAACAGAACACTTTGAGACGTTAAACAAGATGGTTGAGTTCAACAAGCTTGACAACGTTAAGACGGTAAATGCAGCACTTGGGACAGAAGATGGGGTACAAACTTTCTATCACAATACTAATACTACGATGTATTCATTGATGCCAGCGGTTAAGGATCAAGACACAACAGAAGATGTAGAAGTGATACGGTTTGATACATTGTTTGAACGTATGGGCTTGAAGCATGTAGACTTCATAAAACTAGATGTAGAAGGTTCAGAATGTGAAATCTTAGCCGGTGAAGGATTTGATAACGTTGCCGATAAGATAGACATGATACTAGGCGAATGGCACGTATGGAGTATGACGGGTTTAGACCAACTACTTAACAATTTACGAGATCATGGCTTTGAAGCGGAACAGATATCACATGATGGTGCAAAACTATTCTATGCAAAAAGAAATTAACGTTACATGGGGTGAGGATTGTGAGGGTATGAGAGGTTTTGATACGGTTATTAAAATACCAAAGATGACTTATGACAAACGGTTCACTCAAGAGCAGTGCAGAGAGGAAGGGGAAGATAGTGACACAGATAATAACGTTTGAGGGTGGTGTTAAGAAGACGGTACGAGACATCATAACAAGCACTATCATACAAGGACAATTCACTAAGTATGAAACGTTAGATGGTAGGCTCGTATTTATCAACGACTCGAAAGTTTTATCAATTGAAACATTTACACAATGAAAGCAATAGCATATACAATAGCAGACAAAATCAATCTTCCTTACGCTGAGACAATGATTAAGACGTGGAATCACTTTCACCCCGATATAGAAGTTAAGATAATAGGAGGTGTAGACTTAGACAGGCGATTGAAGAGAGATGAACACTTCTTTTATCGTGCTACGCCAATAGTCGCTAGAGAGTTATTTGAAAAGTACGATACGGTTATCAAGATAGACGCTGATTCATTATGCCTAGGTAATATGGATTGGGTATTAGGTGAAACTTATGACGTAGGTACGGTATTGAATATCAATAGAATAGACCCATCGGTGTTTGGCTTAATAACGGTAGATGGCGTATTACCACGTGATTACTACAATTGCGGACTAGTAGTGATGAAGAGTAAACAATTTGTAGAAGATTGGTATGACTTATGCCATAGAGATAACTTCGGAAGACTTAAATATAGAGAACAAGACTTGTTAAACATCTTGTGTCATTACGGTAAGTATAGCGTTAAGTGCTTTGACCACTATGACGATGTGAACAAATACTACGCTTGGCATGGTTTAGTTAGTAAGGGTGAGACTATGAAGGCGGTGTTGAAAGACGGTGAGGTTATAGCACAACCAGATTCAAAAGGTTATCCCGACAGAGCTACTAAGATAAAGATGTATCACTTTGCAGGTGGTAAGTCCGGTGATAAGACTAATTATAGAATTATATTTCCTGATGAAATTATAAAGTTTATACAAGACATACTACATGAAACAAACTAAAGAGATGCGAATTATTATTAACAGTAATGCCACATGGACTCCTTCCGGGTACGCAATGCAGATAGCTGAGTTCTTACCACGTATACGTGACTTAGGCTATCCTACCGCTATCATAAACTTCTATGGTTCAGCGGGTGGTATGTTCACACTAGATGGTATTAAGCAATATCCACGTATGAACCAGCAATGGGGTAGTGATGCGTTAATACCACATACTAACGACTTTAAGGCAGATGTTACATTTACATTACAAGACATATGGGTACTAGACCCAGCACACTTAAAGAAATTGAAGCATTGGATTCCAATCGTTCCGATTGATCATGAACCTACACCACCAGGTATATTACAAAGATTACGTATGGCGTATAGGATAATCACATATTCACCATTCGGTAAAAGACAACTAAAGAAAGAAGGCTTGAACTCAACGTATATACAACACACCGTAGACACAGCAGTATTCAAGAAACGTGATAAGGCTAAGATTAGAAAGGACTTCACAATACCAGAGGATATATTCCTATTTGGTATGGTTGCAGCTAATAAGGAGAATCCACCACGTAAGTCATTTCAGGAGGTTATGGATGCGTTCAACGAGTTCCAAAAGAAAGTACCTAAGTCAGGACTATACTTTCACACATTAGTATCTAATCAAGGTGGCTTTCCTATAATTGAATACGCAAAGTATCTCGGATTACAAGACAAGGTATACACGATACCTACTTACGACTTGTTATACAAGATTTCAAAGAAAGACATGAGTAAGATATATTCAATGATGGATTGTCTTATGATGCCTTCATTAAACGAGGGCTTTGGTGTACCTGCAATAGAAGCACAAGCGTGTGAAACACCAGCTATAGTTAATGATATAACCGCTATGCCAGACTTGATAATAGATGGTAAGACAGGATATAAGACTAAGGTGGCATATAAGAGATTCACTAATCTATCATCATTTGTTGGAGTGCCTGATGTGAATGACATCGAGAAGAAGATGTTTAACGTATATGAGGCTGATAGAGACAAAATGGGTAAGGATGCACGTAAATGGGTGGTGAGTGAGTTTGATACGGAGACGGTGTTTAACGAGAAGTGGACTCCTTACCTAGATATGCTTTCTAAAGAAATACTTTCTAAAACTTGACGGAATTACATATACATATTACTATGAAAAGTATATGGCAGATCAAGAAGGAGTGCATGTTGGAAACAGCTCAGCACTCACAGCACATACAGGAACAGCGGGTACCGCAGAAATGGTACGTGTTGTCGCAACTTCAGGAGGAGCTTTATCAGTTGATGCAACAGGTGTAACAACTTCCTATACAGGTACAGTCGTAATTCCAACATCTGACACAGTAGATGTAGGAACTTTAGCCTCTACAATAGATGGCTTAATACGTGGTATTACTGTAGTCACACCAGACATGGAAGGTACCGATGCAACGGTATTTACCTTAGTGGATGGTATAGGTGGAACGGTTGTTACTTTAGCCTCACAAGCGGAGTCAGTGACTACGTATTATGGCACTATTCAACCAATAAGCACCTTAATGGAGTTTGAGGCAACCGCAGCGGGTACTCAAAGTGCGGCTAAGAATATAATATTCCAAGTCCACTACGAACAATAATCGATAGTATCGGTTGTGGTTCATTATAATTTGACTATATTTATATGGCAACTAACTATCCGAGTTCAAAACAAACATTTACCGATCCAGCGGGTACTAATACTTTAGACTCTCCAGATCACGCAGCACTTCATACTGATATGAATGATACTATGGAGGCTGTTCAAGACACCGTAGGTACTACAGCAGGTACTAACGTGTTAATGGAGTTTGCAGCAGGAGAGTTTCCAATAAGAACATCGGCAACAACAGCAGGTACGGCTTATGAGGTTTTAGATCAAGACGATATGTCAGATGACTCAGATACTGGAATACCAACACAAAAATCAACCAAAGCGTATACAGATAGTGCAACACAGACGATGACTAACAAGACGCTTACAAATCCTGCAATCAACTACACAGATACAACATTAAGTTGTAACGTAAAGGCAAGTGCGTACCTTGGGGCGGCACAAGACATAGCCAAGGACTCATGGGTTGAGGTAGCATTAAATACTGAAAGCTACGACATAGGTAATGACTTCAACACAACAACACATGAGTTTACTGCTCCCGTCAATGGATATTATCTAGTGATTGGCCAGGTAACCTACGCAACACCTGAAGCAGATAAAAGATACTGGGCTTCTCTAAATATAAACAATGCAGCAACTCCGACTCTATATTATCCAGCACACTCATCTAGCACTTCTGGACTTGGAATAAGCATAAGCTCTGTAATGTTTCTAACAGCCACAAACTTACTAAGCCTATATACACGTTGTAACACTACAGGGACAGAGGCACTTTCAACAGGTGCATTGGCAACGTTCTTAAACGTTCACTTACTATCAATATAATTAACATAATGAAAACACATGGCTATAAAGTTACAAGACATAGAGAATAGAAGGCCAAAGCTATTATCAGTAGATGGAGTACCAGGATTACAAGAAACAGATACGATATATAGCGATACGGTAATAACTTATAGCAATAGCAGTCAGGTGTTCGGTGGTGTTGATAGGATGCAGGGCGAAGCACCAAAGCTATATTCAGCTAAAGATAGAAAGCCCGGATTTGACAAAATATCAGATAGAGCGATACAGTTTTACGCATTAAGTGATAGAAAACCAAAGTTCGCAAGTATAGGAGATGTAGAATCAACACCAGCACATCACGTTAGAGAGGGTGTGCCGGTAGGATTACTAATAGCAATTACATACGACAAAGCATATTAAATGGCAGACAATATTTCAATTAACCAAGGTACAGAAACAACCGTAGCAACGGATGATGTATCTAATGTACAATTTCAAAAGATAAAGGTTAATCTCGGAGCTGACGGTGTTGATGGAGATACATGGGGTGGTAAGGTTGCAGTCACAGCAGGAACTACACTAGTAACTAGTGGCACAGTAGATAACATCGGAACAGTTGTAGGAATGGGAACGATAAACCATATTGCGCAAATACACAATTCTGGTACGGTAGCTGAACTACCTGATTTACCAGGAGGAACAATAGATACGGTAACAGATTGTACGGTGACTGGCGGTTCAATAGTAATAACCGAAGGTACGATAACATCGCACATAGATGACTTAGATGGTGGAACGTTAGACCTTCTAACAGCTGGAACGATAACACGATTAGAGCAAGGTTCAGTTACTGTGACATCTGGTACAATAGCTGCTGGCAGCATCACAATAATAGCAGGCACAATGGCCGATGTTACGGTAACCTCCTTGTCAGACTTACCAGGTGGGACATTAGATGAAGTGAGTGTTGTAACCGCGTGTACAACAGTGTCGGAGGTAACCAATCTTAACGCAGGTACAATAACATCAATAGAAGGTGGGACAATAGCTGAAATAACGAACGTTGCTGCAATTGCTGCAATTAACGGTGGTACAATCGACAAACTAAGTAGTGGAACAATAGATAAGGTAACTGACGCAGTGGTTAGTGCATTACCAGACTTACCGGGTGGAACGATAGACACAATTACTAATGTAGATGGTGGTACGGTACAAGTACATCAAAAGCCAGCAAACGACATCTTGTTTGTAACACAAACTGGTACAGAAGCTATCGGAACACTCATAGCGGCACCAGGAGCCGATACTTCTATATACTTAAATGAACTATCAATATCAGCACATGAAGACGATATCGACATACAGATAGCATTCGGTACAGCACAAACGGGTGATGGTGTAGTGACGAGAGTGTTTACAAAAGCTGGAGGCGGTATTCAGAAGAGCTTCCCAGTAGCATCTAACGGTGGGAAGACAAATACAGCACTTACATATACAATAATAGACGGAGCAGGAACCAAATCTATAAATTGCAGTTATTGGACTGAATAATGGCAGTAACATATAATGACAGTGGAACAGAATACAATGCAAGCGATACAGAGTATTCAGGTATCGTTGCAATTGCATTGCTTGGTTTCAGGTTCTTAATGGGTGTAGGAATGTAGTTAATATTTACAAAAACTAAAATGATAATTAAAGCAAGGAATCTATTAGACAAGTCAGCACCACGTTCATATCTTAATACTACAGTCACATCAGGTGATAGTAGTATCTATATTTATAACATTAACGACTTCACAGCCAATGATGCGATACAGATAGGTAGGACAAATGAAGAGAAGTCAGAGATACTTGCAATAGGGACAGCAACGCCTTCAGGAACTACGCTTGTAACTACAGGTACAGCACGATTCGATCATCCACTAGACTTACCAGTCTATGCTATTGAGTACGACAAGATGGTGTTCAAGCGTTCTACAGCAGGTACATCTGGTACAGCGACAGCTATGTCAGACGGTACGGTTGATATTACACCAGATGAGAGTTATACACAGTTTGAAGATTCATCAGGAGCAGTAAGCTACGCATATAAGGCTAGTTATTACAATTCTATTACAGGAGCAGAATCTAGCGATTCAGATTGGCTAGAGGGTACGGGGTTTACTTTCTACTCACTAGGCAAGATGAGAAAGAGAGTTGCGGAGAAACTATTTGATATAAACTATATACAAACAGATGATACTATAGATAATTGGATCAATGAGTGGTTGAGCGAGATGGGTAATATAGCAGTAGATGTAAATAAAGACTACGCTATCGGTACAACATCAGTAGCATTTGGCACAGCAGGACTTGGGACAATAACGGATAGTGACTTCAAGGAAGTTAGAAAGATGACACTTACATGGGATGATAGTACGTATTATCACGCAACTAAGTTCAATCTAACAGACTTTGACCCTAACGAAACATTCAATAAGACAGCACCATTCTATTATTGGCAAGGTGATAACATATTCGGTATCAAGCCAGAAGAGACCGTAGGCACGGCACTTATATGGTATTACAAGACACCAGCCATATTAGATAGTGATGGAGATGAACTACCAGTATCAATGAAAGCATACAGTCGCTCATTTGTAGACTACGCTGTTGCAGAAGCCTACTACAAGGATAATAAAGTGAAAGAAGGCGATAGATACTTAGCAAGAGCGGAAGCACAAAAAGAGAGATTTAGATTACAAATGGATAGAACCAAGAGCGGTTCGCAATATATGTCATTAAGAGAACCAATCGAGGCAGACGAGAGCTTTGATAGCTTGTTTTAACTATGGCACACGTAAGAGCATATACACTAGGTGGTATAAATACTTATTCTAATCCTTTCCTTAATAAGGCGGAGAATCCTATACGAGCTATTAACGTGACTTCTGACTCATACGGAGCGTTATCAAGGAGACAAGGATATAATTCATTTCTAGGTACAGCAGATGGAGCTGAGGTAAGCTCACTATTCTCATGGGAGTTCAATGATTCTGGTTCACCAAAACTTTACCTATATAGGGCTTCGGGTTCAGTCTTGCATTCATCTTATGAGGGCACTGGTGTATGGACTGCTTGTGTAAACGGTACGATAACAGATGGTAATACGGTTAGTAATGCGGAGCTAGATAATACTTTAATTATCGGTGATGGCTCAGGTTCTACACGACACTCAACAGACGGTACTACGTTTGTAGACACAACAGCCGCACCAATAGCAAGTACGTTAGAGGAGTATCAAGAGAGGATTTTTGCTGGTGGAACGTTAGACACAACGTTCTATTCTACACCTGGTACTGCGTCTGATTGGTCATTTGATAGCGATAGTGTCTCAAATCCTGGTGGTGGAACAGTAAACAAGGTATTCAAGACCAATGACAGAATATATATGTGTAAATCAGGTGGTGATATGTATAGGTATGATGGTTACAGTAAGGTTGATTTGGCAACAAACCTAGCACCTTCATCAGCACAATCATTTGCAAAGGTAGAGGATTATTGTTTTTGGCTTAATAGAGATGGTGTGTATGGCTTTGACGGTGCAAATATGAAACTACTATCCAATCCTATTGAGAAGCAAATATACAACGAAGACAGTACCGGTATAACAGGTTCTACGTTTAGTACAGCTCCAGGTGTAACGCACCACTACGACTATCTATGTACGATAGGAGATACAACAGATAGTTTCACTAAGGAGAAAATTGAAGACGCAATCATCAAATACGACTTTCAAAAGAATATGTGGCACAACTATCGCTTCGCTCACAAACCTACAGCGTGGCACTCATATACGGATAAAGACGGTGCTAGACAGCTAATCTTCGGTGATACTGACGGACAAGTATATAAGATGGGTAACATAGGTGAAGATGATGACGGTACATCAATAGAGATATTTATAGACTTCCTTGTATATGGTGACGATCCGCTACGACCTAAGCATTGGAAGGAGTTGGAGATGTTCTTCAATCCAGGATGCGCAGCACAAATACAATACGCTTATGCAGATACAGTAGACCAATCATTAAAGAATTGGAAATCTATCGGTGGGGCCACAAGTGGTCATGTAAGATATAGATTTGCTTCTAATACTAGATCACATCTTTTATATCTTCGTATATCCGATACATCACCAGGTAGCAAGTTAAAGTTTTACGGATATGATATAGAATATGAGTATGCCAGGTAGTATTCCATTAGATGAATACATGGTGCCAAAAGATGCACCAATAAACACAAGAAGAGAACTCAAAAACGCAATAGCCAGTGAGGGTAGAGAGGATTATCAGGGTAGGGCAATACGTTTGTCTAGTGTAAACCTTAAAGACTCGGTTCTTGTATCTGGTGTTGGTGAGGCTACGTTTGGCTTTACGACATACGATAACGTTACGGTAAGAAGCGGATTAAACCCACAGACACCACACCTTGACGCTAAGTTATTTGCTAATTGCTATACAACGATATATAAGGGACTTTCAGCTGTTGGAACAGCAATGATTTTTCCATATCCATATGTAATCGATAGTGCTACAGATTATTCGGTTCATGCTTGGTATGACTACCATGACACAGTTACTGGAGTGAGTGGGTTTCCGTATAACATATGTGCCTGGTACTTAACTATAGTTAATAACGGAGGGACAGCGAGTGGCGATTATCTAATTAGAACGGTTTGGAAGTATCTTAAATACAACCCGTCAGTAACATCTACAACATGATATTAGTAATAGACAAGACTGGTGCAAAGATATATAGCGTGTTGGCTACGGTTATACATGGTAGTCCATCAGAGGCAACGATTTATAACATAGAAGATGATAAAACACTAGAGTATATGAAAAAGAATATTAAGAACTTGAAAAAGTTGAAAGCGAAGATAAAGAAAAACAAAAAGGATAAAACTTGACGGTTTTACGAGTTAGATATACTATGAATACATATGGCAGACGATGCAGTATCACAACAGTTTTTAACAGCCAATAAGGGGGGCAATCTTACAAGCGAACAAATCAATATAGCCTTTCAAGATATGTATGGTGTAAACGCACCAGGTAATATCATTGGTGACTTTGCAGGAAAGGTTGGAGGACAAGATGCACACTTCTTAGAAAAAGTAAGGAGGGGTGACTTCGGAGCAGAACTACGACAGAAATCTCCAGGCTTCTTTGAACAATCAGCAACTGCTAGAGCTTTGAAGATGCAACAAGATGCAGCTAGACCTTATGTTGAATCACTACGTGGTGGTATTCCAGAGTTATCACAAAAATACGATGTTGAAAGAGAAAGACTATCGGGAGAAAAAGAAACACTAAGTGATAGATATAGTGCTTTAATAGACAAAATTAAAGGAGTGTCTAGTAGAAGAGAGACTGAAACATCAAAAGTTAAATCAGCCGAGCTTGGGCGTAGGGGTCTATTAACCTCTGGCACAGGACAAACAGAGCTATTAAGAACTCTTGACCCAATAAGACAGGAACTACAAGAGCAGATGGGATCAATCGGTGTTGAAAAGGAAGCTGGTCTACAAAACATAGAGAATCTACTAGCAGGGTTAGTACCACAAGAGACATCAGATATACGATCTATCAAAAACGCTATCGCACAACTACAATACGGAGCAACACAAACAGGAATATCACAAGGACTAACGTCTTATCAACAAAAAATATCCAACGCACTAGAACAGAGTAGGTGGGACGTAGACAAAAGAATTAAGGAGGCTGAGTTGAAGGAATATGAGGATGGGACACCAGAAACACCAGAGTATAAGTATGCTAGTGGTGCAGGTGGTTACCTATATAATCCATTTGATCCAACAGATATAACTAAGTTAGCAAAACTTACAGGTGGTGTGGGTACTGGCACAACAACCTCTACAAATTACTACAGCACACCATCCAGTACAAACGTAATGAGTGGTAAATATGCGGGATGGATTATAGACCAAGGACAATAATATGGCACTAATAAGAATAAAGAATCCAGAAACAGGAGAGATAAAAATGGTTGATGATTCCGAGTTAGGTCTTGGTGGCCAGCAAACCGATACCACACAACCACCCACACAAGTACAAGAAACTACAGAAGAACTACAAAAGACACTAACAGGACATACACCTGAAGAACACATGGCAGCTTTGCAGATGGCAAGGCAAGCAGGTGATAAAAACCAAATCAAATATATAGGTGCTGATCTTGACAAAGAAATAGCTTGGCAAAAGGAGCATGGTGTTGAGGAAGACACACAGGTTGTTAAAGCAGAAAGGTTTATAGGAAGACTAGAAGAATTATACTTTGGTGAGACCGGTGAAGAAGAACCACTATCTTATGCTGTTGAGGGTGAAGCGGGTAGTCGTTTAAGAGCGCCAATCGCCAAGTTGAAAGCTATAGTCAAACCAGAAGACGCTAGAGCAAAAGCATCAAGGTTAAGAGAGTATGAGGCATTTCTTGAAAGCGGACTAGCACAAATGGCTAAGGCCGGTGGTGACGTTGCAAACATAGCTGTTGTAGAACAGTTGATGCAGAAGAAAGCATTAGCGACAGGTGACTTAACTTCAGCCGAGGCGGTATATCGCTTCATAAACATACGTAAGAAGTTGGGTATGGAAGAAAGCGAAGTGTTAAAGAAAGCAGCGGCAAAATACACACTATCAGATAAAGACAAGGAAGAGGTAGATGCCGAGTTTGACTACTATGAGCAGAAAGTAAAAAGAGAAGGTATTTCACAGGAAGCACAAGCACTTTTTGAATCCGAGGGTATACAAATCCCACAAGAGCTTGTAGGCAAACAACAAGCCACAGGATTACCAACAGACAAACAACAGCCAACGGGTGGACAAGCACAACAGAGACCCGGTATAAGAGATGCACTGATGGCATTAGTTGGAACAGCAGAGGGTAGAGACAGTCTAATGGGAGGGTACAAAGACATGTTGAGTAGTAAGGCACTTGAAGAACAAACCGGAGTAGATTTAAGACAGATTCCAGGGTTGAAACAACTACTTGGTCTGTCAACTGGACTACATGGTCAAGTAGCAGAAGGCCCATTCCAACTAGCGGGTGGAGTAGCTTCAGGTAAGCCTTATGATGTAGCTATGGGTGGTGCTAAAACAGCAGCAACTGTTCTAGCTCCTGGTGCAGCTTCTGTAAGAGGTGTTGTTGGGGGTTCTATAACCGGTGGTTTATTTAACTATCTTCTTGGTGAAGATGTTATGGAAGGTATTGGTGAGGGCGGTATGAGTGCAGCACAATTCCAGTCACTACAGAAAGTTATAGGTAAAACGCCAGTATATAAAAAGATAGTAGCAAAGATTAAACCACTAAAAGCAGCAAACAGTAAAAGAGCGAGTGTTGTAACAAAGCTAGATAAAGAGGGTAAAACGGTTGGCAAGAGTAAAGATTTACAGAAAGCAGTAAAAGACTTTAGGGGAACAAACTTTGTTCAATATGGTGAGGATGAAATATTAAACAAACTACAAAAAGGAACAGCTACAGCAAAAGAAGCTGACAAATACCTAAAACAAATAATGGGTAGAGTATTTACAAAGGGTGGAGACTTCAAGTCAAATAAAGCAGCGGCATACTACAAACTTATAAGAGAAGGAATAAGAGCTGAGATGGGTGATGACTATGTTAAGGCAATCAAAGACTTTGCAAAGCATATGCCAAAGGATAAGAAGTTTATGGAGCCACTAGAGAGAATGTTGAGAGGTTTTGGTGGTAGAGCGGCTGGAACAATAGCCGGAGCCGGTGCGATAGGTGGAGCAGGATATATACTAAACAAAGCTGGTATACCAATATTCCCAAGCGGTGGGGGCGAATAAACATATGACAATAAATGAGTTCATCCAGAAATATCAGGGTGAGTTTGTTGAACGATATGACAGCAGCAATCTCAACCAATGCTTGGATTTAGTCCTAGAGTGGATAGATGCACAAGGACATGGAGATTTAATACCACTAGGTGTACTTAACGCTTATGAGCTATGGACTAAGACACCTTCTAAGATGCTAGAGTTCTACGAGAAGATTCCTAACACGACAGACGCTATTCCGTTACCGGGAGATATTATAGTTTGGAGTAAAGCGTTTAATGGAACCGCAGGACATACGGGAATTGCAACAGGTTGGGCGGGACAAACGAAATTAGATGTATTTGTTCAAAATGACCCACTTGGTATGTATTCCGTAACAAAGAGGTACTCCTATACCAATATATACGGATGGTTGCGTCTAAAGGCATCTGGTGAGCAACCAAGCACACCAGAATGTGACTTTGAAGAAGTATTGAACAAGTATTTCAACCAACAAGTAACTATAGACTTCGTAATCAATTACCTAGATGACTTAAAAGCCGAGAGAGACAAGTTGAACAGAGCTATTACTGATAAAGATAAAAAGATAGCACAACTACGACAAGAGATAGAAGTAGTCAAAAATAAAGCCAAAGCTGACCTAGCAAAGGCAGGGGTGGATTGCCAAAAGAAACTTGACGACCAAAAGTCAAAATACTTCATAGACCTAGAGACAAAAGACATGAGGATTAAAGACTTAGAGATACAAATAGAAGAGGCGGGTTGTGTCATATTAGAACACGAGAAGCCCAGAGACGGACTACATAGAAGAATTGTAGACCTATTAGATGCGTGGTGGGGTTACACAAAATGATATGACTGATATAACAGAGCTAGC